GGTTTCAACCGTGGTGTAATCAAGAATGTTGTAAAACTAACTTGGAATCCAACTAAAGCTGAACGTGATAACCTTTACGTTAAAGGTGTTAACCCAGTTGTTACATTCCAAGGTGAAGGTACTGTTCTATTCGGTGACAAGACTATGTTGAGCAAACCATCTGTGTTTGACCGCATCAATGTTCGCCGCTTGTTCATCGTGTTGGAGAAATCTATTGCTAAGGCTGCACGTTCTTCATTGTTCGAATTCAACGACCAATTCACAAGAGCTCAGTTTGTCAATTTGGTTGAACCGTACTTGCGTGATGTTCAAGGTCGCCGTGGTATTACAGACTTCCGTGTAGTGTGTGACGAGTCTAATAATACCGCTAACGTGATTGATTCAAATCAATTCGTTGGAGACATTTACATCAAACCTGCACGCTCAGTAAACTTCATTCAACTGAACTTCGTTGCTGTTCGCACCGGCGTAAGTTTCACAGAAGTTGTTGGCCGATTCTAATAAATAGAGAAAACAGGAGAAATTAAATGGCTTTTAATGTAAACGAATTCCGTTCCCAACTAGTTGGTGACGGTGCCCGTCCGAATCTTTTTGAAGTTTCGTTGCCGTTCCCTGCGTTCTCTGCGCCAGGGAATGCACAGGCTAAAACCACTTTCATGTGTAAGACTGCACAGTTGCCTGGCTCTACGCTAGGCGTTGTGCCAGTTCAATACTTTGGTCGTGAGTTGAAGTTTGTTGGTAACAGAACATTCGCTGATTGGACTATCACAATCATCAATGATGAAGATTTTGTCATTCGTAACGCCTTCGAGCGTTGGATGGCAGGCATCAACAGTCACGGTCTTAACGTGCGTAACCCAGCTGCATTGACACCTGGTGGTTATACAGTTGACGGTGAAGTAACTCAATTTGGCAAAAAAGGTGATTCTCTGAAGAAGTACAAATTTATCGGTTTGTTCCCTTCAGATGTTACACCTATCGATGTTGATTGGGGTTCTAATGATACTATTGAGGAGTTTTCCGTGACTCTCACCTATCAATGGTGGGAATCAGTATCAGACAACGTGATTTAAGAGGGAAGGACTTCGGTCCTTCTCCATTTTTATAGAATGGATATTTAATGGCACTTAAGCTATTCGGGTTTACGCTCGGAAATAAAGACATTGTTCGGGAACAACTTCCCGAGCAACCTTCCTTCACACTTCCAACCACGGCAATGGATGATGGCGCAGTTACCATCACCCAAAATGCTTACTATGGAACGTATGTTGACCTAGAAGGCGCAGTTCGCAATGAACTGGAACTAATTACACGATACCGTGAAATGGCAAACCATCCAGAATTGGAAATGGCCATTGACGATATTGTTAACGAAGCAATTACACACGATGTAACTGGTCGTACTGTTGATATTGTTTTAGATAAACTAAAGCAACCAGAAAACATTAAGAAAAAAATCATTGAAGAATTTGACAACATTTTAAAGTTGTTGAACTTCAATAACCTATCTGATGATTTGTTTAAGCGTTGGTATATTGACGGCAGAATTTATTACCATGTGGTAGTAAATGAAGCTAACCCCAAACAAGGCATCCAAGAATTAAGATATATCGACCCACGAAAGATTCGTAAGGTCAGAGAAATCAAAAAAGACCGTGATTTAAAAACGGGCACACAGATTATCAAATCTATTGCCGAATACTATGTGTACAATGACCGTGGTACATCTACACAGCAGTATAGCGCACAAGTATCACAAGGTGTCCGCATTGCGCCTGAGTCGATCCTGCATGTAACCTCAGGGCTTATGGATGCAAAGAACACCTTTGTTATCTCATACTTACACAAGGCAATTAAACCACTTAATCAGTTGCGTATGATTGAAGATGCGGTAGTTATCTATCGTATATCAAGGGCACCTGAACGCCGTATTTTCTACATTGACGTTGGTAATTTACCTAAAGGTAAAGCAGAACAATACTTGCGTGATGTTATGGTTAAGTATCGTAACAAGATGGTTTATGATGCACAGACTGGCGAGTTGCGTGATGACCGCAAACACATGTCTATGCTAGAAGACTTCTGGTTGCCACGCCGTGAAGGTGGTAAAGGTACAGAAATCACCACACTTCCTGCTGGCCAAAACCTTGGTGAGTTGGAAGATGTTAAATATTTTAGACAAAAACTTCTTCAATCTTTGAATGTGCCTATTAGCCGTTTAGAACCACAACAAGGTGGTATGATTGGTATGGGTCGTACTACTGAAGTGACCCGTGATGAAGTTAAGTTTACTAAGTTTATTATCAGACTGCGTAATAAGTTCTCTCAAATTTTTGACCATGCTTTAAGAACACAATTGGTACTTAAAGGTATCTGTTCTTCAGATGAGTGGGATGAATTTAGAGAAGTAATATATTATGATTATAAGAAAGATAATAACTTCACAGAAATGCGTGATGCAGAATTGTTAACCGCACGACTACAATTATTGCAAACTGTTGACCCATATATTGGCCGTTATTACTCTGCCGCATGGGTAAGTAAAAACATTCTTCAAATGTCTGATGAGACTATGGATGAAATGAAGAAACAGATTGCACAAGAAGATAAAGATGGTACTGGCGGTCCAACTTTGCCAATTCCTGGCCAAGAACCACCTGCATCACCTGAAGAATATCCACCAGTTGATAATACTGTTGATGATAATGCCACAGAATCTAAAACTCCAAGTTTAGATGCTGAGACGGATAAATTTTCATCTAAACTAAATAGAAAATAATGGAGAATAATATGGATGTACAAGACTTTATTAATAGCGTTGCCACTGGTAACGCCGCAGAAGCAAAAGATACTTTGAACGATTTACTATCTGCTCGTGCCTTTGAAGCACTTGAAGCAAAGAAGATTGAGATTGCTCAAAACCTTTTTAATGGCAAACAAGAAGCTGAAGAAGAAGGCGATACAGAAGCTGCATGAAATCTCTTTTAGATTTTAAATCTATCGTTGAAGAAGAAAAGTCAGACTATTCTAAGTTTGATACTTTGGTACGTGCTGGTCTGGCCAATAAGGCACAGATGCAACGCATTCACAAAATCTTAGATAAGATGGGTGAAGAAAGACCAAACTTCAACAATGCTGATAAGGCAATTATTCAAAACCTTTTCAACAAGATGGTAGATTTAATCTCTAATAACAAACAGATTAATCAGCAGGCTCGCCGAGCAATTAAAGAAGAAGTCATTGAGTTGGATGAGGTGGTTGATACACCTAAAGATCCACCAAACGTACTTGTTCTAAGGCGTAAATCTATTCGTATGTTTCCAGATAATACCAGAATTGCTCTGTATTATAACAATACATTAGATAAATATTTTTCGGTACCTTATGGTCCAAAAATAGATTCGCCAGTTCAGGCAGAAGAAGTACAGATACAAGAAGCAGTAATAGATACTTTACACAAGATTGTAAAGTCCAAGCAACATGAACCAGTACAGTTTGCTGACGGTACTAAATTAAAAGTTGACCACTATACTGCTTCTGCCATCACTAAGGTACATGGTGCCTTGAATGATGACAATAAAAAGAAGTATGCTGACATGGTTCATAAGTCAAAAGACCATTTCAAACGTGCTTCAGACTTTGCATTTAGGCACGTAAAATGAGCGTGTTGGATTCTATCATACATAGACAGTTGGGTGAAGCAAAAGAGTTTATCTTTGCTCGTATGAATGAACTTGTTGCAGAAAGACTTTCTGAGGCTAAACGATATGTTGCAGCCGATATGTTTGAAGAAGTTGTGCTGGATGAAGCAAGTTCAAACATTGTTAAGATGGGAAGAATTCAGAAGATTCGCCGTAGAATTAGAAGAAATAAAAAAGGCAGAATCATTGTTCAACGAAATGTTAGACGCTCTAGTATTAAAGGTTATAGGATATCAGGCAATAGTGTTAAACGTATTACTGCCACTGCTCGTATTCATAAAGCAAGAATGTTAAAGCGTTCATGGAAGACAACAAGAAAATCTAAATTGCGCCGCTCATTACTAAAAAGAAAAATGTCAATGCGTAGACGCTCATCAATGGGAATAAAATAACATGTCATATGAAATTGTAAACACTTTAAGAGGACCATCCATCATTAGATGCGTTGATCCTGGAACATACACCATAAATCTTACCGATTTAAGAAAAAATCCAACTAATGAAGTTGTAAAATCTGCTGATATTAAAAGGGTAACTTGGTCTAGTAATGGTCATATTACCGTAACTAGAGCTGCAAATACTTCAATACTTGCATTACACAATGCTGGAGAAATGCGCTTTGATGACTTTGCATATGCAGCCTCAAACACCAATACATCAAACGTGATAGTTACTATCGTTACTGGTGGTACAATTGTATTAGAATTATCTAAGAACTCGACATACAACGTAGATGTTTATACAGGACAATCAATACCATGAAACTAATTACCGAAACAATTGAAAGTGTTAAGTACCTAGCAGAAGCTTCTGAGAGTGGTAAGAAGCACTTATACATTGAAGGCACTTTCTTAGTTGGCGATAAAGTTAACAAGAACAACCGCATGTATAAAATGGGTACGTTGAGAGAAGAAGTTAGACGTTACTCAGATGAATACATCAAAACAAATCGTGCTCTAGGAGAACTAGGGCATCCAGATACACCGTCTATTAACTTAGAACGGGTATCGCACAAGATTGTTTCCCTCGTTGAAGACGGAAACACATTTTATGGTAAAGCTTTGATTCTCGAAACGCCTTATGGCCAAATCGTGAAGAACTTTATTGAAAATGATATTCAAGTAGGTGTGTCGTCAAGAGCCATGGGTTCTGTCATTCAAACAAGAGAAGGATATAACCTGGTTCAAGACGACCTAAAACTTGCAACAGCGGCTGACATTGTTGCCGATCCATCTGCACCAGGCGCATTCGTCAATGGTATCATGGAAAACAAAGAATGGATGTTTGTTGAAGGACGCTTCGTTGAAGTAGACTTTGATAACGCCAAGAGACAAATCAAGTCAGCTTCTTCTAAACAATTAGAGGAAGTTGCACTTAAATTGTTCGAAAATTACCTACGAAAACTTTAATTTTATAAATAAGAAATCAAAAGGAGATTCCTAATGGCAAATAGTAAACTAATGGAAGCCGCAGCAGATATTCTGGCAGGAAGCAAGAAATCAGCTGGAGGTATGCCACCACAAAAACTGCCTGGCGCTGAGGTTCAAGACCTTGGTGGCCCAACACCAGAAAATGGTAAACCAGATGACGATTCTGAAAAGATTGACACTGGTAAAGGTGCTACACAAATGGCTGCACCAACAACCAAACCTTCAGCTGCTTCAGCCGACACTCAACTAAAATTGGGCGGCGGTAAGAAGACTATGAGTGAAGAAGAAATAACACATGACATGCAGTCATTGTTCTCAGATGATGATACCATCTCTGAAGATTTTAAATCTAAAGCCGCAACAATTTTTGAAGCTCGTGTCTTTGACCGTGTGACTCAAATCGAAGAAGAAACGGAAGCTAGATATGCTGGTATGCTTGAAGAAGCTATCGACACTATCAAAGCTGACCTGACAGAGAAGGTAGATGATTACCTTTCTTATGTTGTTGAGCAATGGTTGGCAGAAAACCAAATCGCAGTTGAATCCGGTCTACGTGCTGAGTTGACTGAAGACTTCATTGGCGGTTTGAAGAACTTGTTCACAGAACATTACATTGATGTTCCTGCTGAGAAGGTTGACCTAGTTGAAGAACTTGCTTCCAAAGTTGAAGAACTTGAAAGCAAGTTGAACGAAGAAATCGAATCTGGTATTCAATTGAAGAAGTCTCTTATTGAATCCCAAAAAACAGAAATTGCACATGAAGTCTGCGAAGGACTCACAGCTACTCAAGCTGAAAAAGTAAAATCGCTTGCAGAGAGCGTTGATTATTCCACAGAGGAAGAATACAAAGAGAAGCTTGAGACAATCCGTGAGAACTATTTCCCATCACATGCTAAAAAGGCAGATGTGAAAGACTTACATGAACAAGTGGAAGACGGCAGTGAAAAACCACAAACATCTGCTGACCCATATGTTGCATCAGTAATGCAAGCAATTTCCAAAACTAAACTTTAATTAAACAAATCCACAAGGAGAAATTTATGTATTTGTCAGAATCACTACAAAAGAAATGGGAAGGCGTACTGGACCATCCAGACCTACCATCAATTAAAGACCCGTACCGTAAAGCGGTTACTGCTGTCGTGCTTGAGAACCAAGCAGTCGAGATGCAGAAATCTGCTGGCATGTTGTACGAAACAGGCGCACCAACGAACTCAATGGGCGCTACTAACGGTGGTTTCCAAGGCGGTTCAGCTGCTGCAGGTCCTGTTGCCGGTTTCGACCCAATCTTAATCAGCTTGGTTCGCCGTTCACTACCTAACCTAATTGCTTATGATATCTGCGGCGTTCAGCCAATGACTGGACCTACAGGTCTTATCTTTGCAATGCGTACTAAGTATGCAGGTCAATCTGGTACAGAAGCTTTCTATAACGAAGCTAACACCGGTTTCTCTGGTTTGGGTACCTCTGGTAACAACGCATTCGCAGAAGGCTCATTGCCAACTGAAGTGTTTACAAACAACGCTGCAGCTGTTGGTGCAATGACTACAGCTCGTGCTGAAGCATTGGGCGATGGCGCTGCTGCTAACGCATTCCAAGAAATGGCATTCTCTATTGAGAAAGTTACTGTTACTGCAAAGACACGTGCTTTGAA